GTTGAGCCAATTACTACTAATGGTGATGATGATTTTAATCTGCAACAATATAAAAATCAATTAAAAGAAAGATATTTTTTCCTTGATAATGCAGTCAAAGATTTTGATTATAACGAGCTTCAAATAATGACTAATTTACATATTGCCCCAGGAGATTTTGAACAGGAAAACTATTACAGGTTGATGGAAGTTCTTTCGGCATTGTCTCCAGATGAACGACCAATGACAGGTGCTGGATTCTTAAAATCTCTAAATGTTAATAAAGATAAAATTAATGATACTTTAAAAGGAAATGTTGAATAAGGAGTTACAAATGGAAGATAATAATACAACTGTGGTAGAGAATGTTGTGGATGGAACTGGTGTAACAGTTGACCAATTACAAGAAAATGTTCGTGCTGAAGATGAAGAAAGAGCAAAGCTTAGAAATTGTATTGTTTATGCGGTAGCAAAAGTAACCAACTATATCCATCGTAACTATGACGATATTAAAATGAATAAGTCTGAACTAAAACAGTTTGATTTAGCAGTTTTATTTGTTGCTTCTGATTTTTATTCTAGTAATGGTGGAGGTAGAAATAATGCCACGTCTAAAGAGACTGGAATTAATGCTATTTTGGATGACCTTAGATATCCAGCAGTTGGTACGGAGGTAGTGGATGGCTAATTATGCAAAAGATAGACATGCCTTTAAATGGCGTGTTAATTTTAATACCACCAAAAGAGTTGATTATGATAATGGTATGAGTGGAACAGTACCAGTAGTTGCCTTTTCAAGGTGGGCTGCTATTCACAAAGCAAGTGCTACTTATATATCATCTCTAGAAGGATTTGATAGACGTACAGATATCGTAATTGCTATCAATGCTATCTTTAAAGACCCAATTCAATTTGATATGGATTTTGAGGCATATTCAGTTACTTTAAGAGGAAAAGAATATACTATCAGAATGGTTGATGCTGATGAAGGTGTAGATTTAACTGGTTTCCATTTACTGTATCTAAGAAGAAAGGACTATCAAACTGATGGATGAAGAAATTGAAGGATTAGATGAACTAATGCTTAATCTAGATAAGATTAAGTTTGATAGAAAAGAGAAAGCTGCAATTGTTGAAGCTGGAGCTAAACTGGCTGAAAAGAAGGTTACGGAAGATACCAAGGCCAAAATGAATCCAGAGTTAACAAAAATAGTTATGGACTTCAAAAAATCTCATGGTGGTAGATATGAATATCAAGGGCATTTATACGAAGGTGTTACGCATAAAAAGAATGAGTTCATAGATGGAAGTACCAATATTGGTTTCCAAAAAGGATATGTAACTGTTGCCCACTGGTTAAATGATGGAACATATCAACAACCAGCAACCTACTTTTTAAATCGTTCCTTTCAGAGTATTGAAGAAGATTCAAATGGAGAGATAGAAAAAGCTCAAGCAGAAATGACTACAGCTATTCTTCATGCAAAAGGATTAGTAAATTAGGAGGACAATGTTTTGATTGCAGGAAAAGCCAGAATACTTTTAATGAATGCTGGATTAGATGGTATTAATTCAAACACAGTGTTCGCCTATAAAATCCCAGCTGATGTGACTAAGAATACTTCTGATATTCAGTTTTTATTTACAGATATATCAGAATATCCAGAGGCTGAGGGTTCTAATTCATATAGAGCATACGAACAACATATAAACTTAAAAATCTTCTTTCCAGTTGGATACAACGGAGATTTTTCAACAATACAAAATAAAATAATTAAATTTTTAAAAACACATGGTTTTAGGTTCCATGATTCATCGGGAGTTGTGGCACTACCAGACACAGATAGAACATCTATGTCTTTACAGTTCTGGCACTACGAGGTGCTAGAAGAAGCACAATAAAATAAGTATTTTATACAGGAGAAAAATAAAAATGACTAACACAAACAAGAAATTTGTCGCAATTGATGCATCAGTATTGGGTATTAAGAAGCCAGTTATGGTATTAGAATCTAACCGAAATCACCTACGTGCCACACGTATGCAAATCGCATTAGGTGGACTGAGCGACGCAAAATATGACGACGACTATGAAGGTATGCTGCAAGCATATGATGAAACAATTGAAAAAGAAGTAAAATTCTTATCAGATACACTAGGATTAACTGATAAACAAATTGATTCAGTATATGATTTGGACCAAGATGATACGGTTAATTTAATTATGCAGGTAATTGGTAAAATCATGCATATTCCTATGGATGATATTGAAGAAGAGTCTGAACCAGAAGACCAGACAACAAAAGAAAGCTAAAATAAATGTAGAATAGGTTATTGATTTTATCCTATTTTATATGTACATATTTTGATACAATAGAAGGGGATTTTATGGCAAAAGCAATTGGGAATATGGTCATGCACATGACCGTTGATGATAGTAAAGTAACACCTACTATCAACACAATGAAACAACAACTTAGAGACCTAAATGCAACTTGGCGAGCCAATGTCGAAGCAGCAAAGGCTGCTGGTGACTCACAAGAGGCGGCTCGCGCTAAGGCCGAGGGATTAGCTTTAGCCATGTCAAAGCAGAAAGAAATCCTTGACTCAATGAACACCATTATGCGTAATACTGGTGAGAGAACAGATGCGAATGCCTTGGCCTATGATAAAATGGCTTCTAGTATAGGCAGAGCAGAAGCACAATATAAAAACCTAAGCAATCAAGAGCAAGCTGCTTTGGTTATTCTAGATAAGCAAGAAACTGGAATAGATGAATTAAATCGCTCCATCAAAGCTAATGATGACCTAACTCAAACCCAAATAAAATCTTTAAAGCAACAGGGTGATGAATTAGGAGCCAATGAGTTAAAAGTTCAATCTTTAAAAGATAAACAACAATCTCTAAATGAAGTTCAAGAAAAAGAAGAACAGATTCTTAATAACATTGTAGCTCGTTCAGGAGAAGGAAGTAGAGCATATACAGAGCAAGCTGCCGCGGTACAGAGAGCTAAAAATGCCATTTCTGAAAATACAGCAGAAATTGGTAAATATAATCAAAAAATAAACCAGACTGAGAATAACTTAAAAGAATTAAAATCTGATTATAGTTCATTAAAAGCTGCTCAAGATTCAAATATAACTAGGCTCAGGGCTGAAGGTAAGGCCAATGAAGCCAATGTAGCCGATATTAATAAGTTAAGAGATGCTTATGCTAATTTGACTAAACAATATCAACTCCAGAATGAAAAAATGAGTGGGATGCGTGTTGGTTCTAATGGATATCAGGAAGCATACATAGAAGCCAACAAAACTGCTACAGAGATGGCAAGAGTTTCTAAGCAAGCACTAGCCACTCAAAAAGATATTAATAATATGAATCCCTATGGAATTTCCAAAATAGGGACAGCATTTAATGATGTCGCAAACGCTGGCACTAAAATGCAGAGTAAGGTGGTTGGAGCTTATCAAGCAATTCGTCGTAATGCTGCAACAATTGCCTTAACGGTTGGCGTGGCTGGCGCTGCATTATTAAAAGGTGCTCAAACGGCAACTGATATCCAAAACTCATATGTTAAGACAAACAATTTGCTGGTGACTGGTGGAGAGAGTGTAAAAGCTACTACAGACCAAGTATCACAAATGCAAAAAGATGGTGCAAAATATGCGACACAATATGGGTATTCACAACAAAGCATCGCAGACGGATATCAAGAATTAGTTAAACGTGGCTATGATGGAGCACAGTCGATTGGCTCAATGAAGAGTTTAATGCAAGCTGCTAGAGCGACTGGTGATGACTATGGTGATGTTGTTCGTAACACTACTACAGCTCTGGAAAACTTCAATCTGCGTTCTAATGATACTGCCACAATGATGGAGAATACCAAATCAGTCACAAACATGATGGCCTATGCTGCTGATATGACTGCCACCGATTTCCAGTCACTTGGTAAAGCCATGGAATATGTCGGTACTAGTGCTTATCAAAGCGGATTTAGTTTATCTGAAACATCTTCTGCCATAGGAATTTTGTCGAACAACGGTCTTGAAGCTGATAAAGCTGGTACTGGTCTCCGAAAAGCCATTTCATCTTTACAGGCTCCTTCTAAAACTGCAGCTGGTGCATTGGCTGAATTAGGGCTATCGAC